ACAAACGAAAAAATAGGGGTGATTAAAAATGTTTAAAGTTAATGCCTATGTAACTGAAATTATACCGGATTATGTATATTTGGTTGATATTGATGGTTTTGAGAGAATTGTTATTGCTTGTGAGGATATTGATAATGGTGTGGTCACGTTTAAATCAGCCCTTACTAGGGTGCTTGAATATGATTATGGTGATTGTGATTTTGATTTTGTGTGTTGTGGTGTTAAAGACGGTGTTGCTAGCTATGTTGTTACAATTTATGATTATGTATGGTGATTGATATAATAAAAGCCGGTTGGTTTTGTTACCAACCGGCTTTTATTATGTTATTACCATGCTGTGGTGAAGTGTCCGGCCATGAGTCCGTTAGGTGTGCCGTGACTGCCTGTAGTTGTGAACGGTTGTATTCCGAAGGTACCGTCTGAGTTTATTTTGAATAGTGTTGCGGCATTTGCGCTGTTAGATACCTGTAGTGTCCATTTGTTTACTGAGTTGGTATTATCTGTATCGCCACGTGCCCATTCTGGTAGACCTGATATGTTAGTCCATTCTGCTGATGTGACGCCCTGTAACATTTGGAATGCGTAGCTGATTGTTCCGCCGCTTGCGTTGACTGATAGCATTCCGGCGGCGGGGTTGTCTGGTTTTCTCCATACCCAGTGTTCGTGTCTGCCTGTGTATGTGCCTGTTAGGTAGCGGAGAATGTAGTTTCGTATTATTGTAGTGCCATTTTCGTTAGGATGTATTTTGTCGGTTTTGATGTTGTTGGGTTTACCCATGTTCCATGTCCATGCCCACGGGATGCTTTCTATGCCGGTTTCGATTGCGGCTTGTTCGATTTCGCCCGCGTTGTAACGCCAATAGTCGGATACGGTTTTATTATCCCATAACATGGGTATTGCTATTATTCTAGCGTTAGGGTATTCGTTTATGCATTGTTGGAATAATGCCGTTGCGGCTGTTTTTATTTTGCCGCTGTATCCATCGTTTGAGTTTCTTGAGCCGCCGATTATAACTAGTGACACCTTGTTGTGGTCATATGTATTGTCTTGATGTGCGGAATTGAACTCTGTTTGATATGTTGTGTTTGTTTCGATGTATCCCGCGCCGCCTATTGCATAGTTTTTGAGGGTCCATCCTAGTTTTGTTGCTACTTGCACTGCCCATGACGTGTTATCGGTGGGTGACGCGTAGCTGTCACCGAACGTGACCATGATTTTGTCGCCGCGCATGTTGAACATTTCGTTTACTTGGATGTAATTGTTTATTGTTGTAATTTGTGTTTTGTTGTTTTGTGCGGTTTCGGTGGTGTTGTTTATTTTGTTTTTGAGTTGTGTTGCGGTTGTGGTGTCGGTTACGCCTAGTGCTGTGAGATTTTGAGTGTTGTTTTGTGCTGTTTCGGCGGTGTTGTTTATTTTGGTTTTGAGTTGTGTTGCGTTTTCGGTGTCTGTTATGCCTAGTGCTGTGAGATTTTTGGTGTTGTTTTGTGCTGTTTCTAGCGCTTGGGCCGCTTTGCCACCGGCGGTGTTTGCGTTAGTGTTGATTTTATAGAGATTAGTGTCGATAATGTCCATTGACGCATTGTATTGGTCATTGAGGTTTGCCGCGTCGCCGGTTTGGTATTTTTCGAGGTTGAAGTTTGTTGTGTAGTCGGTCATGTTAGTTGTCCTTCCTGAGGTTTGTCGGGTGATTTATTTCTTCCTGTACTTTTAGTTGATGTATTACGCGGTCTAGGGTACGCATTGCGGCGTTGTACCCGTCGCGTAGGTCGGCTAGGTCTCCTGTTTCGTATAGCGGCAGATGATAGAACGGTGTTTCTGTTGCCATGATGGTATGCCCTTACTCGGTCGGCGGAATTGGATAGCCCTCTGCGGTTTTTTTGAGCTTGCTGAGGTCGGTAACGGTGAACGTTTCCGTGCCGGTGCGGTTTAGAATATGATTGAGTATGGTGCCGAGGTTAGTAGCATTTTTGCTATTGATTCCAAGCGCGGTCACGAATGCCGCTAGACCTTCTGGTAACACGTTTTTGTTCAGCGCTAAGTCGGCTTTATCGCTTACGGTTTTTATTGCCGCGTCGAGTTTGTCCATCGAATTGTTGTATTGGTCGAGGAGATTCGCGGCGTCGCCCGCTTCGTATTTTTCTAGATTGTAATTTGTGGTGTTAGCCATATGATTACTCCTTATTTGGTCAACGGCGAATATGAGTCGCCGGTGGTTGGATTGGTGACACGTGGCGTGGTGTCGTTGAATATGGTGAGGTTGCCGATTGCTGATGTTTCGTCGGTGCGGTGTTCTGCGGCCTTGCCGGTGTTTATGTCAGCGATTTGGCTTACTCTTGCGCCGTATACCGCTAGTTCGCGGTATAAGTCTCGTAGTGCTGTTTTACTGTCAGTGTATTCGCCTTTTGTGACGTTCCAGACCAGTTGTGTGTCTCCGATATGTTCGATTTGTTCTTGTATTTGCGCTATGGCGATTGCATAGTCGTTTATGTGTGCCTCGATGTTTTTTATTCTTGTGTCATAATCGTTTAGTGTTTTGTTTATGTCGGTTACAATTTCGTCAAGATATGCCGTGATGTGGTCAATTTCACACGCGATATGTTTTATTATTTCTTCTTGGCTTTTGGCGTTCCAGTAGAACGCGGGTATGGCGGGCGTGTAGGGCCATACCGAGTAAAACGGTAGATATGGAAACATTATTTTTTTCCTTCCTTGCGAGGTTGATTCGTTGCGCCAAAACGTCGGCGTATTGTAGCATGATGGCGTATTGTTTTATCAATAATTTATAGTGATTATCTGTCAGCGTTTTCTTTTTGTCCATTTGTTTCAATAGATAATCACCTAGTTTGTTGATGGAATCGGTAAGCTTGGAATATTCGTTTTCGACTCGGGCTAATGTATTGGCGTCCATGAAATCACCTCACTAGTAATTGTTTATGTTTATAGTCCATAACGGGCTAAAACATGATTCTAGATGGTCAAGTAACAACACGTCAATATCGACATATTCGCCGTTGCGTATACGATTTACTTTGTCCATGAAATTACCGTTAGCGATAGTCTCGTATTGATTGTCAGTCGCGTTGCTTGCGTAATCCTGATTTTCGGTGAGCTGTGTTGCGGGAAAATCGGAAAACACGGTGCGCATTTTATGCCATATGTCGCTATCACTGAGTATTATATCGGGGTTTTTATCTGCAAGCGCGTATAGTGGGCGTAATGTCGGCATTATTTCTTGTATGAGCCGTATAAAGTGCCGTCGCCATCTTGACGGTGGCATGACGCCTAGTTCCCGGTCATAGAAACGGTTTTCGATTTTACGGCAACAGCGCGTGTATTGCGTGTCATCATAGGCAACGTCCCGCCATGACCATGCGGCATTATCCCAGTCAACACCGCCGGGCACGTCGAGTAGTTCGCCAAACATGTACGTCATCACGCCATGAAATTCGTCGCGTGATTCGCACGGTTGGTAGCTGTCTATGTCATTCTGCATTATCATCACCGTCCAATCGTTCGAGATTGTTCAAATAATCATAATTGCGTGAGATGTTGTCTTCGTTCCACACGACTTGTATCGGTTCCTTGAGGTATTTCGCAAATCTTGTGTTGAGAATATCGCAAGCGGCGCGGCGTTCTTCCAGTTCGCTGAGCGCACGAAGGTCAGTCGGTTCGCCGTAATCCTGTATTTCGTCGGCGGTCTGCCGTTCCATCTTCAAGGGGAGGTTTTTGATACCCAGCGCTTGATAGAACGAATTCCATGTGTTTTGTATGTCGTTCTGCAATTCCATGCCGATATATTCGACATTGGTTTTCAGCACGTTGGCCTTCATGGAATCGGTGAAGCCCGGTGTCGCCATGATTGCCATTTCACCGCCGCTTATTTGCTTGATAACGTTGATACCCGCCGTTTGCTGACCGGCGGGAACCTCCAAAATAAACGGTGTTTTCTGATTGAAGCGATTCTGCCGTCGCGTCATGTACAAATCTTCAATCTCATGCGCGAAAAACTCGATGGTTGGAATGAGCGGCGTGCGGGCACGGTTAGCGTAGATGAAAACACCATTTGAATTGTTCACCGGGAAACGCCAACCGTTGATACCGTAGCTATCCCATTTCTTCGGCTTATAATACACGTTGAAATTCGATGTTGTCACCGCTTGCGTGCTGAAAAACACGCCGGGTTTACTATGCGGGAAAGCGATTGTCGCGTAACCGAAATACAATAGATTGTATTCAAGAAACCAAGCGTCGCACGTCTTAGGCAGATTCAACCACTTGAACCGTGATAATGCGATATTCAACATTTGAGAATACGCCATCGAATACGCTTGCGAGTTGAGCGTCTCGGACTGTTGCCATACCGGTGCGCCGCGTTCTCCCAGTTCCGCGCGGGTCAACGGCCTTTTATGCGTTCGTTTGCGTCCCATACTTCCACCTTATAGATTGTCGTGTACGAAGTCGCCGCCGACTTCCTCGGGCCTGTTCCATATTGTAACACCGGTATTGAAAATATCCATGATTGTCTGCAATTGCTCGTTTTGCGCCAATGGGCATATCGTCCATATGTCGGCGGTCTGCCAATACGTGTAATGCTTGCACGTTGTCAGCGTCGGTTTGTTGTAGAGTTTGTTGCTTGCTATCCCGTAGCGTAGCATGTAATCGCCCGCCGCCGCTATCGCGCCGTTGTCTTCCGTGACTATTTTCACGGTCATGGTGTCAAGGCCCGTGGCCTGTCTGAAATTGTCGCCGCCATACGCGCCGACCGGTTGCGCGGAATGGTTGAGCATGTCGCGCCATGACGCATTAGTGTTGTCGCGCGCGTTCATCATGATTCGTTTGGCGTTGTCAACCGTCACACCACGTGACGCGCCCGCGTTCGTGTTGGCCGTGCCCGTGCTGGTGGCGGTCATGTCGGTAGCCGCGCTTGTGCTGTACTGGTTAACGCGGTCGGCTTGCGTGTTCGCGCGAGTGGTCACGGCGGTGGCCTGTGTTATGGCATGTTGTGTTTGCTCGGTGTTGGCCTGTATTGCGGTTTTCGCTTTATCAGTTGCAACATAATTGGACGTTGCGTTGATTTCCTGACTGTTAGTGATTGCAATACCGGTGTTGTAGCCTTGAAGCGCCGCACCGCCGATTGCCATTGCGCCGGCCACCACCGGTGAGGCCGCGCCCCCGGTGCCGATTACCAGCGCGGCCCCCGCTATTGAGCCTATCGCACTTGTCACGCTTGTTATTGCCTGTGTTTGGGTACCTTCCCCAAAAGCTATATTCTGTAGTGTATTATCATCACGTACATCACGGTTGATTTTGGCCGTGCTAGTGCCCAAGTCAGCGGTTTGGCGTGTGTTCGAGTATGTGAGATTATCCGACCGTACACTATTGGACTCGTTTTTTATCTCGGTGTCGCGTTGATTCGCGCGTGCGGTGTTCGATACCGTCGCCGCACTGCTACGATACGTGTTTGCCTGACTGACATTAGCCGAGCGCGCGCCGTTTTCATATGTCAGCATGGCGTTTTGCCGTGCCTGACTTACGGCGACATTGTAGGAGGCGGCGCGTTGCGCGTCGATTGCGCGGCGTTGCAACGCATATGTCGGTATGTCATGGGATATGAGCGTTTTGAGCGCGTCCGCGTTCGGCACGTCGGCGGTAATGGTGGCCCCGTTGATGGCGTTGATGGTTATGGACGTGTCGCCGTCGCCCCCTACGCCGTCAAGCCATGCGAGTTGTCGTAGTATCGGGTAGCTTAATGACGTGACGGCTTGCACTGAGAGGTGGCCGCATTCCGCTATTTCCACTCGGGTTTTATTGCCGATATTGTCGGATATTTCCAAGTGGGCGTAGGGTGCGAGGTACAGTCGTGTTATTTTGGCGTATTCCGGCGAATAACCGAAGTCATTTATTGTTAGATTAATGTCCGCTAGTTTTGTGCGTGCGCCGCTGACCGTATGCCATGCCACATCATTAACCGTAGTGCTGGTTCCGAAGTGTATCATGTTTGTCGTGGCAACGAAAACAGATACGATTTGTGACATGATATGCGGATAATACGCAAACATCGTATCAAAATAATCACCCGATACTTTGGATGATTCGAGCGCGTACATGTACACGTTGCTTGCGGTGAGGTTATCAATGGTATTATATGACGTACCCGCGCCGGTTACGTTTGACGTGTTTATGTTCCCGGCACCCCATATAAAACCGTTGACCGTTTCGTCGGCGTTAGTATATGACGGGCTGGTGTCCGTGATGTTTGTACCGCGCATATTGCTCATTGATTGCAATTGTTGCGGGGAAAACGTTGCGGTCAAACATATGTATCTTGTACCGTTTTGCAAATTGATAGGCGTGCTTTTTTTGATGTTCGTGGCCGCGTTGCCATAATCAACGTCGGGCAACGTAAAATCACGACAGTTGGCCCGTGGGTTTTCCAACAGTTTTTGCGGTGTCGTTTCGGTCAACGGCGCGTGTCCGCGTGACAATAGCAAACCGTTGATTGTGGTGCTGTTGATATAGTCCGTCCATACATCACGTACAAGCGTGCATGTTGTCGTGTTCGGCGCTTCGGCGCGTACAGAGGTGACGAAAAAGTGATAGCGTGTCTGCACGTCGGTTTTCTGATACGGCGTATTAATAATGTCATGCGAAAAATCAACGATAATGTAATTATACCGTTGCGCCGTCATATACGGTACGGGCAATTTTATACCGTCCGTATCGGCGCGCGCGATATACATGTTAGTCGTGAGCTTGACGGTTTCCCCGTCCAGCGCGTCGAACCATGCGTCCCTTGCGGTATCGTCCGGGAATTTAACGACATCATGGTAATCGTCGTACCAATTAACGCGACATAGTTTGATTTTCGTGTTTGGCGTCCAAACATTGTAGTCGAAAACATTACGGTACTGGTCGTACACGCGCGTATCCGTATCGGGGAACTTCGTTGCGTTTTGCAGATGTGGGAAGTCCATATCATATCTTTCTTTATATACGAAAAAATGGGTGGTGTTTCACGTGAAACACCACCCATTCTAACATGTGGGATTATTTGACGGTGAACGTGCACTCGGCCTTATGCTCGGTGGTCTCCCCGGTCGGGTTGACGTAAGTCGCGGTGCCGGTCACGGTGATGATATCGCCCGCCTTGAGACCGTTACGCTGGACATGCAAGCGTGACTGGTCATCGACGAACGTGTTGACATCGAGCTGGAACGCCGCGCCCTCTGCGCCGTGCTTGGCCGACACCTCGTAGGTTGCCGAGTTCGGCGCAACCTCGATTGCGGTGCCCGTCGGCTGTACGGTGGCGGTGAGCTTGGGCGTGAGCTGTACCACGTCGCCCGCCTTGACGTTGCCCGAAGTCGGGGTCAATGTGAAACCGGTCACGGTCTGCGTCACGACCGTGATACTGGTGCCCGCGTCGGTCGTGAACAGCGCGCACGGGGTGAACGGACTCACGCCGTAGATACCCCAATGGTTGAGGTACAGCGTCTTGCCGAGTGTCTGCGGATTGTAGAATTGGGTGGTGCCGTACATGGTGTCGCGAACCTGATACCAGTCGGTCGATACAAGCAACGCGACAGCGCCCTCGATACCGAGGTTAGGAACCTGAACGATACGATACGGCACTTCAGCTTTATCCAACTGGAACACGGCACTCAATGCGTCAACGTCAATCGACGCAAGATATTCCGGTTCAATCAGCAACACCATTTGCTGGGGGTTGGCGTATGCCGGAATGTCGGTCACGTTCAGCGCGTTGTACTGCGTTGACGGGAACTGCATACGTCCGGCGGTCGAACGCAACGCCTTGAGCAACGTCTTGGCGGTGGTTTCATCAGATGGAATCTTATTAAGGTGTACTTTGTAGAAGCCGAGATTCTGTTCGTAGTGGCGTATCAGCGCAAGCATGATGTTCATTTCATCGTAATTATCGCTGTTGCGTGGCGTTTCCATGATCTGCGCGATAAAACGGTTCAGACCGAAGTCATCTACGAACGCCTGTCGCAATTCGTCTTCAGTCCATGAGATGGGATACTGGTCACGGCGGTTCATCTCGTAGAACCAAACGGCGGCCTCGGGCCTGTGCATCTTCAGAAGGTCTTCGGCGTCATCCTTGTACCCGTGCGCCTTAATCCATTTGACGGCGATTTCTTGCACGGTCGAACCCCAGTAGAGATTCTCTTTCTTGAAAATCGCCAACGGGTTTTCAAAAGGCGCGTTCTGAGCCATTACGGTGAGTCCGATACGGTTCACCATGTTCCACACACAATCATTCAAATATTGGCGGTTCATGGGGTCGAACAGATAACGCATGGTATTCGCCACGCCGGTTTGCGTCGCGCTCGGTATGCGTTGCTGGTAGTCATCAGTGCCCTTGGTACGGACTTTATCCAAAATCGTAGCGTTATCTACAGCCATAATATTTTACTCCTATCCGTTACAGCGTGTAATCGAGGTTTTCCAAGTCTTCCGCCGCCGCTTGCGCGATTGCTTCAGCCGCGTCATCGTCGGTTTCCTTGACGGTTGCGCCGTTTTCGACCATCTGCGCCACGGAGTCCGTGAAATTGTCGTAGATTCCGTCGATTCGTTCGTTCATTGCGTCAATTTTATCAAGCAACCGTGTCAGCATGTCGCGCAAGTCATCGAATTCGCCCTCACGGTGTGATTCGTCGGGGGTGAGGTCATCACGTTCGGCGGTGTCCCTCTCCTCGGTGGTTTCGTCATCCATTTTGTTTTTCCTTCCATATATATGAAAAAGTCGTATCGGCGTGATACGGGCCGATACGACTTAAGAATAGCATACTTGCGACATGACTCACAGTAACAACCGGCGCGCTTATCCCTTACGGCCATATCATTGGCGGAGTCAACCGTGGACATCAATGACAATGTTTTAGCGGTCTCACTGTGGTATCTCTTTGTATGCCGTATTTATTTTACACCGAAATTCTTTAACATTTCACTTACGGCGTGTTGTGTTTCCACCGTGTCATATCTCAAATAGCCTAGCGCGTAATACGATGTAAGATTTTTAATCAACTCTTTTGCCATATTCGCAGTGAGATAGTTAAGCTTGTTATCATCTAGCGTGATTGCAAAATATGGCACATGTGCGCCGCCGTCGTATTTCGTAGAGAGAAAAACATATCCGCAACGCATATCAACATACACCCCATATTCTTGCCGAAACCAACGGAACACATAAGTGAGTTTCGCGTGCTTATGCGGTTTTTCGATAAAATCGGTATCAAATTGCCGAAACTTATTTTTTGCTGTCATATCATCATTGTTTTTCAGCATACGCCCCGCTACCGTGTTCTTTGTTTTTTGCTCGGCGTATTCATCGTCTCGCACGTAATCAAACAGGCATGTCTTGCCGTCAAGCCATTGTAAACCATACTCGGGATTGAGGGGCACTTCATAACGTCGAAAATACGGATTGAATGCGTCGCACGCGTTACCCAAAAGGAATATTCGCGGTTTACGTAGCTCGGTATCATCAGCACGTTCACGTGTCACGGTATCCACAAGTTTCGCCAATTGCCCAAACTCGTTTTTCAAATACGTATGATATCTATCGTCATTATCGATGATAAATTCATCCATGCAAATGTTGCGCACGTTCACGTATGTGCTTTTCTTTTTTCGCTGTTGCATGGTCAGGGGTATAAAATAACCGATTATCCGCCACGGATTTTCTTTTTTGCCGGTTTTCTTCCGTCGTATTTCAGCTATTTTATTGGTTGTGCGAAATTCATAATCGGGGAAAATATTATCTTTTATAATACGGTCAAAATAGTCTGCGGCGACATCGTTGTTTTCCTCGCGAAACCGTGTCACTTCCACGAAACAATAGCCGTTTTTCAAATAGTCTTCTATCATGTATTTTCGCATACCGTAGGTTTTGCCTAAACCGCGCGCGCCGATAATCATGTTCACGTCTGCGTTACGCGGCAATATCAACGTCTTAAGCCGGTCATAGTAATATTTCGCCATCAATACTCACAATCATGGGTCTGCCGTCCCGCACAATAAGTTCGCGCGGCAATGTCTCAACATTCCTATTATATACGTTCCGCATGTATGCAAGATTCTCGCCGTTGGCCTGTTTGTCCGATTCGCCCAGCCATCTGCCGGACGGATACAACGCTATCGCTTCGGGCGCGTCAACATGATATGTCGCACCCCGATAATCGGTGACGGTGCCGACGTACCTATCCCACACATGCGGGCGGTTGCGTTGCAACGTGTGGCAAATCTCATAATCGACCAACACGTCATAACCCAGTGCTGCCCGTATCGTTTCCGCGAAACCGTGACCCATGTGCATAATGTCCTCGATACAGTCCTCAATGGTGTACACGCCGTCGGGCCGTGGCAAGCCCGCGCAAGTGACATGCACGCGCCCGGACATATCCAGACTTACACGCGCCTTGTTCCACAGTTCCACGTGTTCGGCGTAACGAGTGGTGCCGCCACAGTCCTCAACCTCGAACTTGCCGATATGGTCAAGCGTTGACGCCATGTCGGGCGCGGTGTTTCGGACGCGCCTCATGGTAAGATTGATTGCGTTTTCTATCGCGGTGTGCAATGGTTCGAGCGTGTCCAACAGTTCCGCGTCGGTCACGTCATTGGCGCAACTGATTTTAAGACTGTCGGTATCGCCGCCCGTGACGGTGACGCGATTCCCGAAACGTCGATATATCAACATCATGGCTATCACCAGATGCATACGTGACCCGGCTACAATCCGCATACCATACGTGTACAGCACGCGCGGTGTCTTCGGCCGCTTTTTCGCGAAATTCTCGGGAGTGCAGACCGTGTTTTTATCTACTTCCAGCTCGCCTTTTTCCGTCACACGGTAATCGGCCTTCATGATGTCCTGTGCCTGTGTGCCATAGATACCATTGAATTGTCCCTTAACGGTGCTACCGTAATAGGATTGCAGAAATTTCACGCTCAACGTGCCCGCTTTGGCGTCGCGCGCGATTCCCTCGGGTATCGACTCGGGTATATCACCCGTATACGGTGTTCCCGCATGATAATGTTTAATCAGATTTTTAACGTCGGTTTTCCGAGCGAACAGCATATTTGATTGCAATGTCACGTAATCGGGCGGCACAATCGTTTTAGTGGTGGCCTCACCATACAATACATGCATTTTGTCAAACTCGTACACCTGTGCCACGTTCCAAAGCTCAATCTCATTAACGTGCAAGATACATTCGTCCGCCCGATACAATTTTCCAAAAGCAAACGTCGGATTAACGGCACTATCAACGTAGCCGTGCGCCCTTACACTGTTTTCCTGTGTTTTCACGCGTTCGTTGTTGCTGTAATCGGTGTCCGCTTGTAACGTCCGCACGAATTTTGAGCGCGGGCAGATTGCAATGTCCCAATCGGCAAAACATGTGTTTTCCCGTAATCTAAGGTTTGTAAAACGTATCGCAACATGTACCCCCGTGCGAAACGGGTCACTATAATTACGCAATACATCTTCAAGCGGCGTGTCAACGATACGCTTACACGCGATTTGCAAAATTTCCGGCGGGGCAACCGCGAATTTAACCGGCAAACGTCGCCCGTTGATGAACGCATGGTGCATTGACGTAACGTCAAGAGACGCCACGTTATCAACGACAACGCTTGCGGTTTTAGCGCTCGTAAAAGTCAAACCGCCACGGAAACATGCCTTGCGCAACGCATAGGACTCATAGTTTTTAGTAAACTCTTGATTGCACGTCGTTTCATAGGCGCGTTGCAAAGTGATTTTCTTGCCGCCTTGCAACGTGACGCGCCGTCCGCCAATCTCACGGCGCGCCATCTGCCGAACAAGCGAGGTTTTGGTCAATACGCGGCACCCCAGCATGTCAGGCGTGAGCCAATGGTTAGCGCGCAACAGCCATTGCAGATACTGCGGTATCACCTGTACATCACGCCGCGCGTAAAACAGTTCTTCCTCGGTCAACGGCGTTTCAGGTGTACGTACCAGCGAGTAATCCCAATCGCCCACCGCTTTGGGCAGACCGCATGTCTCACCCATAGCACGTAGGCCGCCCATTTCAAGATAGAACGTATCCCAAAAACGGCACACCACATTACCATCAACGCACAAATCAAGCGTGTACACGCTTGTTGCGGTCTGCGCATTGACCTCAATCGTATACGACTGCGCCAATTCCAGCATGAGGGTCTGCATATCAAACATGAGATTATACGCCGCGATTATCGGCACATAACCATGCGCACGACCATACGTAATCAAATCATCAATGTACGCTAACGCTTCGGACGTGCGCCGGTAAAAACGTACATCGTCCGTATCGGGCGTATACGATTCCAACGGGGTATCCCGCAAATCGTTGAAAATGTACAATATCGGATACGCGCGCGTTTCGGCACCCTCACCAATGTTCGTTGTTTCAGTGTCGAATATCGCCGTAACCCTGTATTCTTTGCGTTCTTTCATCGTACCACATCAGGGGAAACCGCCACAAGCCATATCGGACTACCGCCGTCGGTATCCGTATAATCCTCCAATTCGCCCGTGTGCGCTTTCATGTTTTTGGCGTATTGCAACACTTTTTCATTTCGCGCCATAATGGTGTCAAAAAGCCCACTCAACGAGTCCGCGTCATATGCCTTCATGACAGCCTCCAATCGTTTGTCCGGCGGAATATTCGGCTTCTGCCATATGTTTTGTGTGTATCGCCAAAAAATCTTGACTTTTTCCCGACCAAGCTCACCCAATACGCTCGGTTGCCCCTTGGACGCCAATCTCATTTCTATGCGGAAAATGTTAAACGACCGTCTGCGTTCCATTGCACGGCCCTTGCCGCCGCGTACCTCGCCTACCTGTCGCACAAGCGTATCAGCGACTTCATTGGCACGCTGATATAATTCCTCACGCATGGCGCGATTACTCACGCGCCCGACATATGTTTTTTTCAACTGCGATTCAAGCCGCCGGATATAATTCCGACGCGCGTTTATCTCACTCTCGGGCATGGTGTCCGTAATGCTTTTTTTCAGACTGTTTATCGCGCGGGTCACGCGCTTGCGTTTCGCGGTTAAAACGTCCGCCTGTTTACGCGCCCTAGGCATGATTTTTCACCACCCTCATAAAAAAAGCGCCATATTATTTATGGCGCTTTTTTTCTCATTTCAAACTACTTAATTTCAAGCGATTTTGTAGACTTACCACCACCGAGCGGTGTCGTTTTCACTACCACGGGGATACCGTTAGGCGCGTTAAAATCGGAGAACATGTCATAAATATCCAACACGCTACGATAAATGCCCTGTGACTGACTGAAATACGTATTACCGTCATTTGCAAAAAGATAGACGTTAACGCACTTCTGTCGCGTCCGAGAACGCACGCCCGGCGCGGTGTACGCGCCAATGACCGTTAGCGGCGTGTCACCGATAGCGTTCAATGACACTGCGTTGTTACACGCGTTGACAATGGCACGTTTGCCCTCAAAAGTGCTGTTGTCCATCGTACAAATGTAACGATAATTGTCTACAGTGGTCTGAGCGGTTTCATTAGCGGTGTCGTTCATCTGTTCATTGTTCTTGGTCATGATGTTTCCTTCCAAAATCAGAACTCGGGTTCGTTATCGTTGTCGTTATCGTTATCGTTGTCGGTATCGTTGTCGTTATCGTTGTCGGTTACGATACGTTCGGCGTGTTCGATGAACGTGTCAACGTCCATTGCATACGTTGTCTTGTGTACGGTGATATCATCAATCAGGACGTTGACGATACCCGCGTCCATAAGCGCTTTAACTGCTTTTTCAACGGTGCGAATATTTCCGATAGTGTGGAATGTTTTCAACTCGCCGTTTCGGTCATAGTAGCTGATATCGCTATCAGCGATTACCTTACGAATCTTGCGCATATTATCATCCTTTGTATCTATTTTTTCTGTTAACATTTTTTTGCTAACACATATATTTATAACATAAAAATCGGCGCGCGCAAAAGCGACACGCCGATTATTAATAATGATTATCAGTAACGCAAAATCTGACCCGGATAAATCAAACTCGGGTTAGACAAACCATTAACCGACGCGACACGTGACCAATCAACGCCGAAAACAGACCACAAACTATCACCCGGTTGCACCATATACGTGCGCGCCACACTCGTATTCGACTGCGCAACAGTGCCACCGCCATAGCAAACGGTTTCGCCGGGATATATCACATTGGGATTACCGGACGCATACCCCGACCAATCAGACCACGGCCATAAACCAGTCGCCGCCGCGATACCGGCCAACGTGTCGCCCGGCCCGACCGTGACACACGTAGACGCGCAACCAGCGTCCGGCACCGGTTCCGGTGCCGGTGCCGAAACACCGCCATCACGCTCACCACGCGCATAAGCGTCCCACTGCAACCGCTCGCCACGGAAATAATTCAAGTCCAACGGCCCATAACCCGACACGTAACCGTTAGATGTATACTGTCGCATAGCCTCACCATACGCGCCATAAAGCCACGGCCTCTCCTGATAACCAGTCGGCACGTTCGACGCATATTGTGCAACCCAAACACCGCAATGCTCACGCACATACGGCGTGAGCTGACCCAACGAATACGCCCCCGTATAAACGATAGGCCATACTCTCGTGCGGTCATACACGCGCCGCACCCAAGTCTCGACCCACGTGCCGTTACCAAACTGCGGATTATTATCAGCCTCCCAGTCTAATGCAAGCACGGCACGCCCGACATATCCGGCGACATTGTCCACAAAAAAATCAGCTTCGGCAACAGCGTCATTGCCCATTGCATAATGATACACGCCTATGCTCTTGCCGCTGTCCACTGCACGACCGAGCTGATAATTCGCGGCCTGATTAATACCATTGATCAAACAGACGTTATTAAAACCGCCAATACCCCAAGTCGCACCGGCCACAACAAAATCAGCATCGAGCGCATACGTATCGATATTACACTGCCAATTGCTCACGTCAAAACCACGCATATCCGCGCTTGCAGACGGTACGAAAACCAACGACAACACGCATACGCACGCCAATATACTACGCCATATTCGCTTCATCAACATTATCACCCCCTTTATCATCCTTAAGCAAGACGATAAGCTCTTCGGTCAAAATATTGTTCCGTGTCATCAAATTATTAAAATCGCGAAACGTCGTAGCAATAAACCACGCCATAACGCAACACGCAACAATCGGAAAACCAACACTACCCACAAGGGCGGTGATAGAACTCATATCCATATGCATACACCTCATACGAAAAAAAGGTCACAACACGCCAAACGGCATGTCATGACCTAATATATCACAATAACAATAATGATAACAATTCTCAATAACCGTGGCCTATCCGGGAATTGAACCCGGCCCGCACATTTTATAAGAATGCCGCTCTAACCAATGAGCTAATAGGTCAAACAACACCATACTACACCCCCGTATCCTTCCACAAATTCAACTGCATTAAAGCAATATCATCAGCATAATGCGCCATCACAAAATCAAACAAACCAACACAATCAGAATCACGCCCAGTCTCATAATGCCCTACGCGCATACGATGTATACGACGTGAGCCCTTAACCATACTACCACCTATATAAAAACGCTTACGACCATTACAACTATGATAATCCATCACACCCAATGTCTCCTACTATAACCGAGAAACACCATATTTACATTATTACCAAAAGACACCATATTATCCCACGTATAACCAATTGGAAACATATGCACTATTCCATCAAAATCAGCGTAACATTCCACAAAATCATAATAACTATAACCCATCTCAAGTAAACGACGAACACAATAATAATTCATAAAACTACACCTAAGCATTTTAATCACCCCTATTTTTTCGTTTGTTTTAC